TTCGGCACTCGCCGAGGTCGCCACCCTTGAGGCCCGTGCCGCCGCCATCGCCGAAGTGCGTAGCGCCAGCACCTTCACCCCCGGCGCAGCGCCGCAGGTGATCCGCAAGCCCGACGCCCCGACCCCCGACATGGTGCGTAGCCTGTCGGCCGGCGAGGCCCGCAGCGCCGCCATGCGAGTGCTGGACAAGGCCAGCGACGACCTCGTGTCGGACCGCAGCAAGACCAAGGTGGAGCAGCTCGTGCGGTCCACCTCGCGCAGCCTCGACGGTTCGGCCGTTGCGAAGCGCCTCCTGCTCACCGAGTCGGACGCCTACCGCAGCGCCTTTGCGAAGGCGATCGCCGCCAACGGCAGCACCCCGGCGTGGGATGCGGACGAGTCGCGTGCCATGCACGAGTTCCGCACCTACATGTCGCTGACCGACGCCAACGGCGGTTTCGGTGTGCCGGTGCTCATCGACCCGACCATCATCGTCACCAGCGGCGCCTCCGATGTTCCGCTGCTCCGTGTCGCCCGCATCGAGGCCATCACGAACGACGAGTGGAAGGGCGTGTCCAGCGCTGGTGTCTCGTGGTCGTTCGACGCTGAGGCCACCGAGGTTTCGGACGACAGCCCGACCCTCGCCCAGCCGACGGTGAAGGCCGAGAAGGCGCAGGGCTTCATCGCCTACTCGATCGAGGTCGGCGGCGACTATCCCGGCTTTGCCAGCGAGATGGCCCGCCTCCTCGACGAGGGCTACCGTGACCTGCTCGCCAACAAGACGGCGGTCGGTTCGGGCACCAACGAGCCGTTCGGCATCTTCACCGCCCTCGACGCCAACACGAACGTCGAGGTCGTGGTGACCACCGACGGTGCGTTCGGTGCGGTCGACCTCGACAAGGTGTGGGCTGCGCTGCCGGAGCGGTACCGCCGCAACGCCTCGTGGTTCATGAACGTGGACGTGGAAAACGAGATCCGTGCCTTCGGCTCGGGTACCGCCACCTCCCGCTTCACGGTCGACCAGACCCGTGAGGGCATCAGCCTGCTGAACGGCAAGCCGGTCCTGACGAGCGACTACGCCCCGACGTTCACCGGCACCACCGGTGCGGCCAACATCCTGGTGGTCGGCGACTTCAGCAACTACCTCGTGGCGCAGCGTGTGGGCATGACGGTCGAGATGGTGCCGGTGCTGTTCGGCACCACGAACAACCGCCCGACCGGCCAGCGCGGCTGGTACGCCTACGCCCGTGTTGGAGCCGACGCCATTAACGATTTGGGATTCCGCATTCTTCAGAATGCTTGAGTCGCTGAATCGGTGACCTAGTACAATGAGGGCCGGGCGAGTGATCGCCCGGCCCTCAGTCATTTACCTATTGCGGAGGTAACGACAAGTGAAGCGTACCTGTATTGGTGACGGATGCGAACGTAAGCATTTCGCCCTCGGCCTTTGCGAACGCCACTACTACCGGAACTACGGTAAGCCGAAAGACAAGTGGGACTTGTCGCCTGTTCGCCAATGGCGAACGCTGCCCACGCTCTGCGAGATTGAAGGATGCTCTCGGATGCCTGAGGCGAATGGCATGTGCGGCATGCACCGGATGCGCCTACGGACACATGGCGATGTGGGGCCAGCCGAGACGCATCGACCTGGCGGCAGTCGAATTGTTATGGCGAATGGCTATATCAAAGTGCATGTGCCGAAGCATCCGAATGCCAACTGTGACGGCTACGTTCTGGAGCATCGTCTAGTTATGGAAGAGATGCTCGGGCGCCCATTGCAGAAGCCTGAGAACGTCCACCACAAGAACGGCATACGGTCGGATAACCGGCCTGAGAATCTTGAGTTGTGGACGAAGGCGCAGCCGGCAGGTCAGCGTGTGGCTGATCTTGTGGCGTGGGTGGTTGAGCACTATCCCGCTGAGGTTGCGGCTGCGCTATCATCCGGTGACCAGCAGAGCTAGGAGGCCCAGTGCTGAAGTTTGCTACTTGCACCACGTCGGTGCGCCATGAGGGCGGCGTGATCCGTATTCAGGTCGGTGACGCCTGGCATGCCACCGATCCGTTCGTGCGGTCCCACCCGGACCTGTTCGCTGATCAGCCGGTGCGTGTGTTCGGCACACCTGCCCGTCGGGTAGAGTCGGCGACGAGCGCACCGGGTGAGTCTCGTGGCACGAAGCGCACGCCCGGCTGACCGGCGTCCTGCCGATGCGGTAACGGTCGGCTATGTGCACGACATCGAGGTGGCGTTCTCGTGGCACGCCTCGTACATGGGGCTGATTCAGCACGACCTTGGGGCACATCAGCGGGTGATTCGTGGCGGCCATATGGCGGTGCGTTACGGCACCGGTGGCATTGTCGAGGCCCGCAACACAGTGGCCCGTGCGTTCCTACAGTCAAAGCGTGCCGACTGGTTGTGGTGGGTGGATACGGACATGGGGTTCGCACCTGACACGGTGGACCGGTTGCTGGCTGCGGCTGATCCGGTGGAGTGCCCGATTGTGGGCGGCTTGTGTTTCGCTAACCGTGAGGTGGCGTTGGACGGCATGGGTGGCCATGTGACGCAGCCGCTGCCCACCATCTATTTCTATGCCGAGCAGGATGGACAGACCGGCTTTCAGGCTGCCGCAGACTTTCAGCGGGACACGCTCGTGCAGTGCTCGGGTACCGGTTCGGCTTGTCTGCTGGTGCATAGATCGGTCTTTGAGCGGGTTAGAGACAAGTATGGCGATCATTGGTATGACCCGATCCCTAACCCGTCGCTCGGTCCCGGCTCGATGATCAGCGAGGACTTGGCGTTCTGTATGCGGGCGCAGGCGGTTGGCTGCCCGGTGCATGTGCATACAGGTGTGGTTACCACACATCTCAAGCCGGTCTGGCTGACGTTGTCACACCATGAGGCGCACCGTGCCGGTCGTTGATGTGCTGGTGCCGGTGGTGCACCGCCCGTGGGCTGCGGCCCCGTTCATGGCGTCGGTGGCCGGTGATCCTCGGGTGCGGGTGACTGCGATTGTGCAGGAACCTGACAGCGAGTCGCTGGAGGCGTGGGCGCTTGCCGGTGCGGAGCAGCTGTTGCAGTCGGGTACGACGTTCGCTCAGAAGGTGAACGCCGGCTTTCGGACGACGGATGCGCCGTGGATGCTGTTGGCCGGTGACGATGTACGGTTCACGCCAGGCTGGTTGGATGCGTGCCTGCGGGCAGCCGAGTCGGGTGCTCAGGTGATTGGCACGAATGAGATGGACGGCAAGCGGGTGAGGCTCGGGTTGCATTCTTGCCATCCGATGATTAGCCGTGTGTATGTGGAGTCGCAGGGTGCTTCGTGGGATGGTCCGGGCGTTGTCTGCCATGAGGGGTACCGTCACCAGTACGTTGATGATGAGATTGTGTTGGTCGCCAAGCAGCGGCATGTGTGGGCGTTTGCCGAGGATGCGGTGTTGGAGCATTTGCATCCGGTTTATGGCAAAGGGCCGCAGGATGCGATTTACCGGCTGGGTGCGTCCGCTGCGTCTGCGGATCGGGCGCTGTTCATGGAGAGGCGGCGGCTGAATGCATGACGAGGTGCGGGCGTTTCTGAGGTCGACGGTGGAGGTGCCGTGGGCGTCGTCGTCGGTGGTGGAGGTTGGCAGCGCCGACTGGAATGGTCGGGCTGTTGATTGCGTGCCGGCGTTGGCGCCGTTCTGGCAGGGCATTGACCTTGTCGAGGGTGCGAACGTGGACATGGTTGGTGATGCTTGCATGTGGTTGCCGCTGGTGGCCCCGGTCGACGTGGTCGTGTCCACTGAGGTGCTGGAGCATGCCGAGAACTGGGCCGAGCTGCTGGCATCCATGTGCAACGCCTTGCGGCGTGGCGGCTGGCTGGTGCTTACCTGTGCCGGCACCGGTCGGCAGGTGCATTCTGCGGACGGTGGCCCACGGCTGAAGGATGGCGAGCACTACCGGAACGTGACGCTGGCCGAGGTGGCGGCAATCTGCGCCGAGTACAAGGTGGCTATGATTCGGGGCGAGGAAGGCCCGCCGGGTGATACGAGGTTCCTCGGGCGCAAGGAGTCAGCGTGGCGAATCTGATCACTGAGGCACAGTTGAAGCAGTGGCTGTCGATTGATGACAGCGCCGACGATGTGGTGTTGTCGCTGGTGACGGCTGCCGCCTCGCAGCAGGTTCGCACCTACTGTGGCCGGTCGTTTGATGTGGATGCGGCACAGACGGCTACGGCTCGCTATTACGCCCCGTCGGATGCGTTCGTCACGATGATTGATGATTGCTGGGCGATCACCGAGGTGGCCACCGATGACGGCGACAACGGCACCTACGAGTTCACCTGGCAGGCGACGGATTGGCAGGCGCAGCCGGTCGGCAATTTCGGCCCAACCGGTTTGGGCGGCTGGCCGTACACCCGCATTGTGGCGGTGGAGGCGGCGACGTTCCCGATTGCGTCCCGTCCGGCGGTGAAGGTCACCGGCAAGTGGGGCTGGGTGGCCCTGCCGGATGATGTGAAGATGGCGACGCTGATGGTTGCCGCCGAGATCTTCAAAGCGAAGTCGGGCGGGTTTGAGGTGTTCACGGCTGATGCGTCGTTTACCCCGATCCGGCGGAACATGCTGGTGCGTGACCTGCTGGCCGCCTACCGCACGGCGACGGCGCATGACGCACGGTTCGTGGTGCTCTGATGCCGTCTATCAGTGATGCTCGGGATGCGATCCGGGAGCAGGTGGCGACGTTGCTGCGTTGCTATGACGTGTACCCAGAGCAGCCGCAGCCGCCGTGTGCGGTGGTCGGGTTGCCGTCCACATACGAGCCGAACGACTCCATGAGCGACACGGCGACAATGACCATCCCGGTGCTGCTCTATGTGCCGTACCAGTCGAACCGCACTGCCGAGGCGCTGATGCAGCGTTACCTGTCCACGTCGGGTGACGATTCGGTGCTGGCGCTGATCGAGGCTGCGGGCGAGAACTACGGAGTGACAACGGTGCGTGACTTTGATGTGGTGGCCACCGGGCAGGGTCAGCCGGCGATGATGGTGTGCACGATCGAGGTTGTCGTTTACGCATGACGAAGGTTCTGGTGGTTCACCCTGGTCCCCATTTCAGCGTTGCCGATGTCCATAACGGTCTACTGAAAGGGCTGCGCTTGTGCGGTGTTGACGCCCACGAGTACAACCTGCACGACCGGTTGAACTTCTACGCCGAGGCGCACCTGCCACGGGGCGAGGAGTTCGTGCGTGCATTCTCCGAGGAGCAAAGCATCCGGCTCGCAGTCAAAGGACTAGAGGCGACGCTGTACGAATGGTGGCCGGATGTGGTGGTCATCGTGTCCGGGTTCTTCATATCGCCTGAGATATGGGCGGTGCTGGCTCGCCGCCCGCATCATGTGGTTTTGTGGTGCACCGAATCCCCGTATGAGGATGACCGCCAGTCGTGGCCCGCCCCGTACGCCGACACGGTGATCCTGAACGACCCGCTGAACATTGGCGAGTTCCAGAAGATCAACCGCCGCACCTTCTACCTGCCGCATTCGTTTGATCCTGACATCCACTATCCGGGTGATAACTCTCGGGACGTGGACTTCGGCTTCGTGGGCACCGGTTTCGCTAGCCGTATCGAGTTCTTTCAAGAGGTTGACTGGTCGGGTATCAATGCCCAGTTCGGTGGCAACTGGGCGCAGCTTGAGGACTACTCGCCGCTGCTGCCGCTGCTGATGCATCAGGATCGGACCGAGTGCGTCGACAACAGCGATACGGCGGCGTTCTACCGGCGGTGCCGTGCCAGCGTGAACCTGTACCGGCGGGAAACCTCTGAGGGTGGCAGCGCCGAGGGGCATGCGATGGGGCCTCGGGAGGTGGAGTTGGCGGCGTGCGGCACGTTCTTCCTGCGGAATCCTCGCACCGAGGGTGACGACCTGCTGCCGATGCTGCCGACGTTCACCGAGCCGGACGAGTTCGGTGAACTGTTGCGCTGGTGGTTGGCGCATGACGACCTGCGGGTGGAGGCTGCGGAGCGGGCACGGGTGGCGGTGCAGGGCCGCACGTTCACCGCCACCGCCCGCCAACTGCTACGGTTGGTGGATGGAATACCAAAGTCCGCTCGGTGACGGCGGCACCTATCTCGGAGGTTTCTGATGGCACGTCAGCATGGGCGCAACGCACGGCTTTACATGGCGATTACGAGCGGTGGCACCGCTGAGCCGGTGGCGTTCCTGCGCCAGTGGAGCATCTCGTT